AACGACAGCGAGCCGTTGAGCTCCTCCGCCAGAATGGTGGTGGTGGGAACGCCATCTTCCTCGAACAGGCCGGATGAGCTGACCTGGCCGGGCACATAGGGAAGTCGGTTGGCGGACGCGGTCAGGCTGACCACGGTGAAGGGATCCTGGTTAAAGACGTCGAAAACTTCGGACATCGTGGTCTCCAGTTGTGGGGTTCAAATAATGTTTGTTTGGAATGATCGCCGCGCAGTGGGCGATCAGCGGACGATGATGCCGACTGCGGCGAGCTGCGTAGCTTTCGCGGCCTTCTCGCTGTCCAGGTCGACGGTCGCCTCGTATTCGAGGCAGGCGTCGATAACTTCGGCCTCTCGCGCGACCACGGAAGCCTGCACATCGCCGAGGCTGATATCGACGTTGTGGGCCAGGACGGCGACCGCGGTCTGCGAGCCGTCCGAGCCGGAAGCCGGGGACGCCGCATACTTGCCACCGGAAGTGATCTTGCCGAGCACCGTGCCCGCCTTGAGCTTGCCGGCGCCGGTGAAGCCGCCATGCAGCGTCACATTCTCGAACGAGATGTTGCCGTTGCCGGAACTGAGCAGAAATTCGACCGCGTGGCGGCCTTCGGTCAGTGTGGTCATTTCACTGTCTCCTTGTGTCCGCTACACGCGGGGTTTGAGGTGTTTGACGGTTCCTGAGGTCGATCAGCGGGCCTTGGCGGCGACCGCATCGCGGCGCTTCCCGTAGACCGCAGCAGGGTTGAGCCCTTCCGCCGCCTTCGCGGCGCCGGCTTCGTTGCCGCGCGGGGCGGGACCGCCGAGCGCCAGCGCGTCGTTCGAACGCTGGGCGATCGATGGCACGGTCTTCGCGGCTTCGGATTTCGGCGACTTTTCGAGCGCGGCGATCGCCGCCTCTGCCGACATGTCGGTGTCGTAGGCGAAGTGCGCCGCCAGCGCCTCGCGGCCCTTGGCCTGCTCGCAGCCGAGGATCGACTTGATCCGCGCTTGCGCCGCCTTGCCGGCCTCCGTCGCGCCTTCCGTCTTCGCCTTGGCGACAGCAGCCTGGTGATCGGACAGGGAGATACCCGCGGTTGCGGCGGGTGCGCCTTCAGTGTGGTCCATTTTAGCTCCTTTGGTGGGGATGGACGTGATGCGGGCAAGGCCGCGGGAGATATCGGACAGCGTGCTTTCGAACGTGCCGACGCTATCGGCGAGGCCGCGGTCGACCGCTTCCTTGCCTAGAAAGGTTCGCGCTTCCGTGTCGCGGATGGCCGAGGGCGAAAGGCCCTTTCGACCGCTGGAGACCGTCTTCACGAACAGCAAATAGAAATTGTCGACCTCAGCCTGCAGATCGGCACGCACCGACTCCGACAGCGGCTCAAACGGATTGCCATCGACCTTGTGAGCGCCGGCGAAGATCAGAGTTGGCGTCACGCCTTCGGCATCGAGGAAGCGGGAATAGTCCGCGTGCATCATCACCACGCCGATCGATCCGGCCATGCCGGTCGACGTCGTTACGATCTTGGTGGCCGCCGAGGCCAGCGCATAGGCCGCGGATGCCGCCATGCCGTTGACGACTGCGGTAACGGGCTTCTCCTTCGCCGCGGCACGGATCGCATCCGCCGCCTCGAAGGCGCCGACCGCCTCGCCGCCGGGGCTTTCGATGTCCAGCAGGATTGACCTGACCTTCGGGTCGTTCACCGCACTGGCGACTTGAAACTTGATGCCCTCATAGGAGGTTTCGCCGGATGACGAGCCAACCCATGCGCCGCGATTGATCAGCGAGCCGGTAACGGTGACGATTCCGATGCCATCGGAGGTCCTCTTGTAGGGCAGGCCGGCAACAGCTCGGCCGCTGGTATCGCGCTCGACGCCCTCACCGACGAAGCGCGAAGCCGACGGCCCCAGCATCGCGGCGCGGGCTTCCGGCGGCATCGCCTCGATGCTGGCCTCGGCCTGCCGACGCATGTCGGAAATATCGCCCAGCGGGATACGCCCCTGCAGGACACCGAGCACGATCGGCAGCTTGTCGGGATGCACCATCAACGGGCGATTGAGCACGCGCTCCGCAATGCGTGTCAGTAGCGTCATTGCGGTGAACCTTGCGGCGATGCGAGCGCCTCCACTGCGGCTGCGATGCGAGCTAGACACTCCACAACAGATCTAACCACCGCGAGCGCAGCCTCTCTCGAAGCTTCCTCATCGTCCGCTTTGAGCGCATCGTTCAGTCGCCGAAACGTCTGCTCGATATTGCCGTCGTAAATCATCTGAACATCCCTGATTTAGCGGGCGACGAAGGCGCGCCGGCGTCCGATCGTGGCGCCGCTCTTCCTGGCGCAATCGGAGACCGCTTCGCGATACAGCGCCATCAACGCCTGGTAATTGGCCTGGCTGAAGCTGTTCTGGTTCTCGCCCTGGCGAATGCTCACCACGCTGGCGCCGGTCGCCACCTTGTAGAGCTGCGGCTTCAGCCAGACTGCGACGGCGCAAGGATCGGTCCAGTCGGGATCAGCCATTGCCCTGATCCTGATCGTTGGAATCGTTTCGCTTCGCGGAATCGCCGTTGTCGTTCGCCAGCGCAGCCGCGGCCTTCATATCGGCCGGTGACGCAAATACGGTGCCTGGACCGAGATCGCCGTCATAGTCTCGCTCTCGTCGGCGCGCGTCGGCAGCGTCTTCGGGACTGATGCCGTATTTGCGGAAGACCAGGGACTTCGGCAGGCCGATTTCAAGTTCAAGCTTCGCCGCCAGTGCCGCCTTGAGTTCGTCGGCTTGCGGCATGGTCGGGCCGCGCCAGAAAGCCTGGCAGGCCGCCTCGCGGTTTTCGAGAAAGCCCTCTACCCCGCCGGGAAATGGCGTGTCGCCGTTCTCGATGTCTTCCTCGAGCCAGGCCTCATAGACGGTCTGTGCCAGCGGGGCGACAATGTTGCGCCGGCGATAGAGAATGCGCGGCCAGTTGGTGGCGATGCCCATTTTCGATGAGGAGAACGTCGCACCCGCCCAGTCGCCGGTGAACTCCTCGTAGGTCACAGCCGCGGCGCGGGAGCATTCCCGCAGCAGGAAGCGGGCGAACTGGTCATAGTTTCCGTTCGGATGCTCGGAGCGGAAGAACTGCAGCTCGTCGCCGGGAAAGCCGTGCAGGATCTTGCCGTGCTGACTCAGATTGACGTCGGCCTTTTGGTACCACTGCGATTTTTCGACCTGAAGCTGCAGGAATTTCTTGTGCTGCTCGCTTTCCGACTGAATCGCATCGAGCACGTCCTCGCTCGCCGCCGACGACTTGAACATCGCCGCGAAAATCGTCTGAATCAGCGCCGCCGTCAGTGTCGCATCCGCGAGCTGGTCGAACTGCTTGGCGACCTTGAGCACGGAAATAAACGGCGTGATGCCGCGCACCTGTTCCGGCTCGCCGTCGAAAATATGCACCACCATCGGCCGGCCATAGCCGTCGCGCGCCGGAAATTCCTGCTCGACCAGGCTGCCGTAGGTCGTCATCACCCGCAGGATGTAGCTCTGCGGCGCACCAAACGGATCGATCCGCACGCCCTGCTTGAGGTAGGCGAGTTCGGTGCGGTCCGACATTCGCCAGGCCGGCAGCAATTTCAGCTTGGTCCGCCACTTGCTGCCGGGGCGATCCACCAGGGGCAGCGTCGCCAGAATCTCGCCGGTCGCCATCCAGTGCCGATAGGCCTGGGCCAGCAACTGGCCGAACCAGGACCGCCCCGTGGCGTCAACGCTCAGCTTGCTTTCGGCGTAGACCGAAAACCGCGCTTCCGCCCGGCGGGCCCACTCATTAGCCTCGCTTTGGCTCCAGCCCAGCGCGGCCGCGTTCGGCGTGGCGTTGAGATGCAGCCCCTCGGCGCCGACCACGGATGCGCAGGACTGATCGACGGCGCCGGACAGCCATCCCGAATTCTGCATCTGGTCGACGGTCCGCGCCGTCGCGAGCCGCCACACCTGCCGGACATCATCGGAAGCATCGCGAAGCGCCGGATTCCATCGGAACAGGTGCGGCGATTCCATGCCGTGCATGTCGTGCATGAAGCGCGACTCGGCCTTGGGCCGGTCAGGCATGCCCGCGGGAAAGGCAATCCCGCCCGCCGGTACGCGAATGCGCGGCTTTGCAATGGCAGTTGTCATGTCTATCCGTTCAGCAGGCGGCCGATGTCGCCGATATTCTTGATGACGGGTTTTGCCGCGTGCGCGGTGGTGGTGTTGGCATCGCGGGCCGGATCGAACAGGTCGCTCTGCCCGGCCTCGTTGATCTTCTCGCGCTCGGCGCGAAGGCTGGCCCAGCTCTCTGCTGTCCGCGTGTACCAGCCGCAACGGATGGCGGCGGCTTCCGCATACATCTCGGTGTCGAGCACCTCGTTGCGGTCGTGATCCTTGCGCCAGAACGCAGTTGGAAACCCGCTCTGCTTGTTGACCTTGACCTCGCGTTTTTCAGCCGTGAGCTGGCGGTAGAACTCGTCGTCCATCCCCTTCGGGTAGCCGCAGAAGCCGCGGGCCAGCGGATCGGTCCGTCGCAGCACCTCGTAAAGTGCGCCCTTCAGCGAGGAGACGCCGACGTTGTAGAACCGCTTCTGCGTCTTCCGCAGCTGGCCGTCCGGCTTGCGCTCCGTCTTGGTCAGCGCCAGCGGCGGCGCCATGTCCGACTTCGCGCCGCGGACCACGATCACCTTGGTCCAGGGATGGCTCTTGGCCCAGGCGAACACGTCCTTGGTGTAGGCGTTGCCGTCGATCGCCAGCATGTCGATGCCGCGCATATTTCCGAACGAATCCGGAAACGTCCGTTTCAAAAGCTTGTCGAGCGCGCCGCGGGCTTCATCGCTGCCGATGAAATGCGGGATGATCTCATAGTCGATGGTGTAGCGCCGCAACTGCTCGCCGTACGCCTTGATGTGAACTTCGACCCGGTCGCCCTGGACGTCGACGCCGACGCAGACCAGTAGACCGCCCGGTGGAATCCTGCCCCGCTCATAGGTTGGCGCATCGGCAACCTGGTTGCCGCTTTCGTCGACGCCACCGGCGCGGTTGCGGATGTCCTGCCAGGGCGGCGCTTCGGCAGCGCTCTCATATTCCAGCCCCAGCACGTCATTGTAGAACGCCTGCTCGGCCTGCGGATCGCCCTCGACCTGCAGCCATTCCCGCGCGATCGATTCCCAGTCGCGCGTCGGCGCATAGGCACGCCAGATGTGGAACGACGGCTCTTTCGCCGACGGATTGTCTGCGACCCACTGCCCGGCCGCAACGATGCGGCCCTTGTCCTTGTGCTCAATGACACAGCCGTTGAGGCTGCAGGTGAAGTGCGCCGCCTCCGGCGCATCGCGATCGATGCTCTGCTGGAAGTTCTTCCACTCCAGCGGCTGCAGGTGACGGCAGTGCGGGCACGGCACATGCCAGCGCTCCTGCGTGCCGTTCTTGTAGGACCGCGAGATGCGGCAGGTCTTGCCGCGCATCGGGGTCGAGATCTTGAAGATCTTGGCCCAGTCGAACGCGGCGGAGCGGCTGTCGGACTGCCGCTCGGGATCGCCGGCGTCGTTGGCTTCCCACTTCGACAGATCGTCCTGTACTTGTTTCGGCCAGGACGCCATCGACAGCGAGGCCGGCGAGTTGGCGCCGGAAATCGTCAGTGAGCCGAGGCCGTCGCGGGTCTCCTGGTAGAGGGTGGTGTCGTGGCTGTCGCGGGTCTTGGCTTCGCCGAAGATCCGGCGCAGCACCACCGACTGCTTGCGCATCACCTTCCACTTACGCCGCGCCCAGCGCAGCGCGTTGTCGTGGGTCGGGTGCACGTAACCCATGTCGCATGGGTCGAAGTCCATGCTGCCGGCGATGAAGATCTGCGCGACCGTGGTCTTGAAGATCTGCGCCGAGGCCTTCACCGTCACGGTGCGCGCCGGATGGTTGGGGCCGAGGCATTCCAGGATCCGCGCCACCGGCGGGATGGTGTCCCTGCTGTACGATCCGGGGAACGGGCTTTCGCGCCCGAACACGATGTTGGTTTCCGCCCAGGCATTGAGATCGGCCGGCGGCGGCGGCCTGGTGGCGATCTCGATCGCGGTCAGCGCCAGTGCGCGGGGATCGACCAGGATCGACATGGACGAATGCGTGCCCCTACCCTTGGTCTGGTTCGGTTTCCGTTTCCGGCACCGGGGCCTCGCGGCGGGCGCGGGCTTCCTCGCTGGTCTCGGAGCGGAAGGCGCGGAAGCGTTCCCGGATCTCGACCGACAGCGCCTTCCAGTCGAGGCTGTGGGTGGCGGCGAGATCGCGCGCCAGGGTCGAGGACAGGAAAGTCTCGGTGTCGGCGATGAACCGCGCCAGCTCCTTGCCCCATGCGCGGGCCGCATCCTCGGCAACCACGTAGCGGCCTTCGTCGACCGCCATCTTGCGCCGCGCGTTCTCGAGTTCGAGCTCGGCGCGGTCGGCGTCCGCCTTGGTGCGGCGCGCCAGGTCCATCTCGCGGTCGGTCGCGCCAGCCGGTCGGCTGGCCGGTCCCGCACCCGCAGTCGGCGCAGCGTCGTCGGCTCGCGCCACCAGCGGCAGGTCCGGCAACACCGCCGGCGCCTGCGGCAGGATCGGTGCAGCCTGGATCACCTGCTGCGACGGGTCGAGCGAAGCTGCGAGATCGCGCTCGGCCTGCTCGACCCAGATTTTCGCCGCGTTGCCTTTGCCGATCAGCGCCGCGGCGCTGATCTTGCCGGCCGCGATCCAGTTCGACACCGCCGACGGGCCGCGGCTCTTGCGGCGGGCGAACTCGCCCTTGCTGACGACCGTCTTCACTGAATTTCACCGCCATTATTCAGCCGGGCAATGAAATTTCAGCCTTGCGCAAAACGTGCCTTGCTAGAGATGGCGAACGCTCTG